CCATAGTTGGAACCTACCCCTGACCGTGGGAGAATCAATGCTACGTGACCTTTAGGAATAGCTGAAGCAAAGCCAAGGTTTACTTTAATGGTTTCACTATAAGCAATATCTCCATCCTCTGGCATGAAGATATCGTAACCAGCAGATCCTTCAGTGGATTGCTTGGGGGGAATGAAGTCTGAACACATAGGTTTAATAAACAAACGCATAAGGTTTCCTTTTAAAATGGTTATAGTTTAAGTTTAATATATTTTTTTAATGAGACTACTGAGCATGGACGAACAGAACAATTTGAATCCAGATATGATGGAAGACTTATCTGAAGATTCCAAGCCACTCACAGACTGGAAGAATGCTCCTACTGTTCGTGACTTAAAGCAGGATTTTCAGGATGCCAAACCAGATCATGATACATACGTTACCAAGATTGAAGGTTGGCTGGATAACCTTAATGTAACAGGTGGTGCAAAGGTTAAATCCCCTAAAGGGAATTCCCAGATTGTACCTAAGCTTATACGTAAACAGGCGGAGTGGCGATACGCAGCACTATCAGAACCATTCCTAAGTACAGATGATCTTTTTAATGTACGTCCGGTATCTTGGGAAGATAAAGAGGCTGCTGTTCAAAACGAATATGTACTAGGCCATCAATTCAATACCGTTATTGATAAGACCGGTTTCATTGATGAGTACGTGCGTACTGCTGTGGATGAAGGCACCGTTATAGTACGGGTAGGTTGGAAGTTTGAAGAAGAAGAATATGAATATGAAGCTCCCATTATTGAGTTTCAACCTAACCCTGAAATGGCACAGATTCATCAAGAACTAGCAATGATGATGCAGGAGAATCCTAATAAATTCTATACGGATATTCCAGAAGAATTGCAGAAAGCCCATGAACTGTCTATGCAATCAGGTGTTCCTTTTGAAGGAATCATTACAGGATATGAAACCAAAAAGGGAATTAGAACTTCCAAGAATCACCCTACAGTAGAAGTATGTAATTACCGTAATGTCTATATTGATCCTACTTGCCAAGGTAAATTAGATGAAGCCAAGTTTGTTATCTATAGCTTTGAAACTTCTTTATCTGAATTGGAAAAAGATGGTAAGTACACCAACCTGAATCGTATCAATGTAGAAAGTAATACTGTACTGGGTGAACCTGATTATGGAACCAATGATGGTTCCCGGAACTTTAACTTCAGTGATAAACCCCGTAAGAAATTTGTAGTACATGAATACTGGGGCTACTGGGATATTGATGGTACGGGAATAGTAAAACCCATTGTTGCTGCTTGGGTAGGAGAAACTTTAATCCGTATGGAGGAGAACCCCTTCCCAGATAAGAAAGCACCTTTTGTAACGGTACAGTATCTACCTGTTCGTAAGAGCATTTACGGTGAACCTGATGGTGCATTACTGGAAGACAACCAGAAGATTCTTGGTGCAGTGACTCGTGGCATGATTGATATTATGGGTAAGTCTGCCAATGGTCAAACAGGCATTCGTAAAGATGCTTTAGATCGAACCAATCGGATCAGGTTTGATAAGGGTCAGGATTATGAGTTCAATCCTCAAGTAGACCCACGGCAAGGCATCTATATGCACACCTATCCTGAGATTCCTAATTCTGCTCAGTTCATGCTTCAGTTACAGAACATGGAAGCAGAATCATTAACGGGTGTGAAAGCATTTTCTCAGGGTATCTCCGGTGCTTCATTGGGAGATGTAGCAGCTTCTGTACGAGGAGCTTTAGATGCAGCCTCTAAACGGGAACTAGGTATTCTACGTAGATTGAGTAATGGCATTATTCAAATAGGCAAAAAGATTGTAACCATGAATGCTGAGTTTCTTTCTGACGAAGAAATCATTCGTATAACCAATGAAGAGTTTGTCAAAGTACGTAGGGAAGAATTGGGTGGAAAGTTTGATATCCGATTAAGTATTTCTACTGTAGAGGAAGATAACAATAAAGCTCAAGAGTTAGCCTTCATGTTGCAGACAATGGGCAATACATTAGATCCCTCTATGTCCAAGTTGATTCTTAGTGAGGTTGCACGACTCCGTAAAATGCCTGATCTTGCAAAACAGATTAAAGATTTCGAGCCTCAACCAGATCCACTACTTCAGAAACAACGTGAGCTTGAAGTTCAATTACTAGAAGCTAAGTTACAGAATGAACTAGCTCAAGCACAAGAACGTAGGATTAACGCACAACTGGATATGGCTAAGATTGGTACTGAACAAGCCAAAGCAGCTCATCTTAGTTCTGATACTGATCTGAAGAACCTAGACTTTGTAGAACAAGAAGCTGGTGTTAAACAAGAGCGAGATCTACAGTTATATGGAGAACAGGCCAGAAGTAATGCTGCACTGAAAACTATGGAGATGGGATATAACAAAGAGAAGGAAGACCGAGACTTTGCTAAAGAGATTCTCTTAAACAATATGAAGTCAGGAGTGCAATAAAAATTGTTTATGTTTATTATTTAAATGTTTTATATTTAAACCAATGTCTTATTGTAATTAACCGAGCAATTATAGGAACACTATGAACTCAGCAGATAGTATTAAAGAACTGGAACTATCAATTGAACAAGCCAAACAACTTGTTCGTATGGGTGAAGCACTTGACCGTCTTCATAATAATCCAGACTTTAAAGACATCATTCTCAAAGAATACTTGACTGAAGAACCAGTTCGACTGGTACATGTAAAGGCAGATGCCAACATGCAATCAGCAGAGAGCCAGCAAGCCATCCTTAAACAGATGGATGCCATTGGTTCATTGGCTAACTTCTTTCGTACTATTCGCTACCATGCAGAAATGTCACGCAAGGCTATTGCCGATGGTGAGGAACTGCGTAATGAACTCCTGAATGAGGAAGTAGAGAATGGCTAATCAAAGTTCTAACACCTCTGACTACTTAAGTATGTCCGATGAGGAGTTGATGAAGATTCATCCGAATGAAGTCTACTCCTTATCTGAAGAAGACGATAATACTTACCAAGAGCCAGAACCGGAAACTATTGATAATTCAGTAGAACCCGAAGAAGGTAACTTTGAAACGGATACTGATTCTAGGGTAGGTTCTGAAAATGATTCAGAAGAGGAACCAGAGGTTCCTTTAGAAGTTAACGAAGAAACTTCAAAAGAAACTGAAGAAGAAGATAAGTCGGAATCTTCAGAGGATGTGAAAGAAGGATCTTCTACTGAAGGTCTGTCTCAAACTGAAGTTAATTACAAAGAAGCTTATGAAAAGGTCTTTGCACCTTTTAAAGCAAATGGTAAAGAAATCCAGGTTAGAAGTCCTGAAGATGTAATTGCTCTTATGCAGATGGGAGCAAACTACAATAAGAAGATGGCTACATTGAAGCCTAATCTTAAAGTCTTAAAGCTTCTTGAAAACAACAATCTGCTAACAGAAGACAAACTTAGTTTCTTGATTGATCTGGATAAAAAGAATCCAGAAGCAATTGGCAAATTGATTAAGGATAGTGGTTTAGACATCTACAGTATTAATACTGAAGAACCTAACTACGTACCTCCTAAGCGATCTGTCAGTGACCAAGACATTGAGCTGGACATGGTACTAGAGGATATTCGAGAGACTCCTACCTTTACCAAAACACTTAGTGTCGTGGGATCTGAATGGGATACCGAATCTCAACGTATTGTCAAAGACTCACCTCAACTTCTGCGAGTCATTAATAACCATATTGGTATGGGTATTTATGATCAGATTATTAACGAGGTGGAACGACAACGCATTTTCGGTAAGCTGAACGGAGTTTCCGATATTGAAGCCTATCGTAAAGTTGGTGATGAAATTAATACTAAGGGTGGATTTGACCACTTGGTTTCAGGACAGAAACCGGTGCAACCGAATTCAGATCAAAAGGTTAATAGTAATTACACCAGACCGACACAAGCTAGTAATGATTCTGCCGAGCTAAGAAATAAAAAACGAGCCGCAAGCTCTACCCGACCAGCACCTAAATCAGCAACACGAGTTGGTGATATAGATCCTCTTTCTCTTTCTGATGAGGATTTTAGTAAGCTGGTTCTCGACAATTACTTGTAAACTTAATGGTGACTTATTATGCCTCAAACTCCTCTAAATCCCCAACAGTACAAAGACCCTGCAAATGGTACACCTTCTACTATTGGTACACAACTTAATACTCATTACCTGCTTAAACAGGCCCTGATTGAACTGAAAAAAGAGCAGTACTTCAGTCAATTAGCCGATACCACTACCATGCCTAAGCACTATGGTAAAACCATCAAGCAACACGTATACCTGCCTTTGCTGGATGACGGTAACATCAACGATCAAGGTATTGATGCGTCTGGTGTGACTATCTCATCCTCAGGCTACACCGTGACCCTGCCCGGCTTGGTGACCAAGTACGTGGTAGAAGCAGATGCTACCGCTGCGGCTGCTGCCATCAATGCGGTCGCAACCGGGGTTGCGACTAAGTCAGGCGCTGCAACTCCTTGGACAGTTACCGCTTCCAAGACCAATCTGGGTACTACCACTGAGACACTAGCTACAGCAGTTGCCGATGCCGTACCTGGTACTCGTGTCGTTCAAGGCTCTGGCAATATCTATGGTTCCTCTAAGGACGTAGGTACCATTACCAGCAAACTACCTGCTCTGGGTGAGAACGGTGGTCGTGTGAACCGTGTTGGCTTCACTCGCCGAGTCATTGAAGGTTCTCTTGAGAAGTTTGGTTTCTTCCAAGAATACACCCAAGAGTCTGTAGATTTTGATACCGATGCAGAACTCATGTCCCACGTTAACCGTGAGATGTTGAATGGTGCTAATGAGATCACTGAAGATGCCCTTCAGATTGACTTGCTGAACTCTGCTGGTGTAATTAAATATACTGGTGCTGCTACATCAACTGATACCGTTGCTGATACTTCAGTACTTACCTACAAGGACGTTCTGAACCTATCCATTGACCTGGATAATAACCGTACTCCTAAGCATACAAAAATCATCACCGGTTCTCGTATGGTAGATACACGAGTATTGAATTCAGCTCGAATTCTGTATGCTGGTTCTGAACTACGCCCTACTTTCAAAGCCATGAAAGACCTTCACCAAAATCCTGCCTTTATTTCCGTAGAGCATTATGCTTCTGCCGGTAATACTGTGACAGGTGAGATTGGTGCCATTGATCAATTCCGTATTGTTGAAGTACCTGAAATGCTCAAATGGGAAGGTGCTGGTGATGATGCTTCTAGTAACACTACTCATCACCAAACCGGTGGTAAGTTTGATGTGTTCCCTCTGCTGTGTGTGGGTGATGCTTCATTTACTACTATTGGTTTCCAAACCGATGGTAAATCTGTGAAGTTCAAGATCATCAACCGTAAGCCTGGCGAAGCTACTGCCGATCGTTCTGATCCTTATGGTGAAACTGGCTTCATGTCCATCAAATGGTACTACGGCTTTATGGTTCAACGTCCTGAGCGTATTGGTTTGATCAAGACTGCAGCAGTAATGTAATAACAGAGTAGTAAGGAGGGAGTACTTAATAACAGGTACTCCCTTTAAGCAATTTTAACTTTATACATGGAACTCGTAATGGAACCCATTGATACTCCCAAACAAGATGAATTGACTGTACTTAAAGCACGTGCCGATATGATGGGTATTGCTTACCACCCTTCGATTGGGGTAGATAAACTTCGTACCAAGATCCAAGAAAAACTGGAAGGCAAAGAAGAAGAAGTTGAAGAAGAAGTAAAAGAAACTGTAAAAGAAGCCAAGAAAGAAACTCTTTCTGAGCAACATGCCCGTTTGCAGAAAGAAGCTTCACGCCTTGTACGTATTAATGTTACTTGCATGAACCCCATGAAAAAAGAATGGGAAGGTGAAATCATCACAGCAGGTAATACCGTGGTAGGTACACATCGTAAGTATGTACCCTTTAATACTTCAGAAGGTTGGCACGTTCCATACATTATCTTTAAGCAATTGCAAGAACGTAAGTTCCAGTCTTTCTATACTGTAAAGGATAACCGTGGTAATGACCTACGTAGAAGTAAGCTGATTCCAGAATTCTCTATTCAAGAGCTACCTTCTTTGACGAAAGAAGAAATTCAGGAATTGGCACGTAAACAGTCAATGTCTAAATCCATTGCTTAAATTTTTCTAGGTTATGGAGCCAAATAAACCATGATTACAATAGAACAGATGAACGAACTCACCGAAGCTACCCTTGATGGGGGTGGTGTGTTTGATGTTTTAATGAGGGCTAACAAAGCTCATTTAGAAGCTGAATACGTAAAGCAGCGTATTAAGGGGCCAGAGTATGCCACGGTTTATCTTGGCTCCTTAGAATCAGTTTTACGTATTTCCCTGGAGTTTATTCTTCAACGAGAAAAGAACGCATTAGAACTTCAGCTTATGGAACAGCAGGTTATTCTTGCTGAAGCTCAAGTACGTAAGACAGAAGCTGAAATTCTGATTGCAGAAAAGCAGGTAGAAATTGCTCAAGCTGAGTTGGAGATTGCCCAACAGAATGCTTTAAAGATTCCTGCAGAGATTGATCATATCAATGCTCAGACCTCTTTGGTAGAACAGAACACGGTTAATGCTGTCACTCAAAATGACACCATGATTCGAGAGCAGTGTAAGTTGGCTGCTGAGTATGATTTACTGTTGTCTGAAAACCTTAAAGCAGTGGCTGAAACTTCATTGTTAAACCAAAAGAATATGACTGAAAAAGCTCAAACTATTGGTTCTAATGTGGATGCAGACAGTGTGGTTGGTAGACAGAAACTACTATACCAAGCACAGACTGATGGCTTTAAACGAGACTCTGAACAGGAAGCTGCCAAGATCCTTGTTAACTCTTGGGTAACTCGTAGGTCTACTGATGAAGGCACTACTGCCAATGACATTAACAAACTAGAAGACGCAACAGTGGGTATAGCCGTATCCAAGCTTCTACAAGGTATTGGGATTAATGCTTAATTAAGTAGGATTCTGCTAAGTTCAAACCCTGAAAGGAAGGTACTCTACATAGGTGCCTTCCTTTTTACTTTTGGCTTTAGGATAGAAATACGATGGGCTTATTTAGTTCCAAGACAAAAACCTATGTGTCCACTTCTGTAAATAGAATTGTGGAAGATAAACTGGTACCCAATTCCACTAAATCAGGAATTCTTAAAGCAGTTTTAAAAGATACTGATTTAGGTAAAACCATACAAATGGAATTGAATAACAGTATTGCTGTTCGTACCGACAAGATGTTTAGGTTGGGTAGGG